TTTCCCAATCTCTTTGCATTTTTGTTTTATATTCAAACTGCTCATTTTGTCGTTTAATTTCTTCAATTCTTGTGGTAATGTCACGCATTTTCTCCTGTGCAAAAGAAACTTTATCTGTTTCCTCTGCAATCAGTGTTTGTTTAAAATCTTCCGGAACGGTTTGCTCACAGGTAGGGCACTTATCCTCCAAGTCATGTAACTTTTTGATAAGTTTTCTTGACCCCGCTATGACCCCGTTTAAAGTTCCTAAATCTGCTTGTAGACTGTCATAGGATTGTTTTTCATCAACTTCAATACTATTGATTCTATGTATATCAATGTCTTTCAATAGCTTTATGTACTGATTATTTTTTATAATTTTTTTATTTTTTTCGGAAATATTTTCAATTCCCATCGTTAGAGAACGGAACTCTTTCTCAAGTTCTTCCGTATCATTTTCAATTTTTAACATTGGCAGTATGGTTGTATCATCTAATTTATTATCTGTCAACCATTTTTCTACTGTTGCTATCTTTGATCGAATCCCTGCGATTTCAGTAGATAACTCTCTTGATGTATTTTTAAATACTTCAAATAGCTCTACATACTCTTCCAAGTGTAATAAGTCAATCAAAAACTTTTTACGAGTTGTATCAGTAGCCGTAAGAAATTGTAAGCTAGCATTTGTATTTTGATATACTAGCTGAGAGAAAGTTTTGAAATCAACACCAAGAATGTCTTGAATTGTTTTAAAAGTATTTGTAGCTGTATGACTAGAAATATCTTCTCCATTTTCTAGTAGCTTTACTTTAATACTTGACTTTCTATCAATTTCGATACTATACTCATCTGTGTCTTTGGAAAACTCCAAATAGATGTGATAGCCATTGTTTACATAACGATTCGGAATGTCTGCCTTTTTAATACCTTTTGAGTTT